ATATTTTTTAATTGGTCATCTCTTACATTCACAGTAAATGTTTGCCCAGGGTTTAATCTAACATTCTGATTAAACTTACCAGACATATAAAAACCATGTGGGCCAGATTTAAACCAGACTGCTCCGGCATCGACATTTTGGTTATTAACATCATCTTTGATCTTAATTCCAAGATGGGGTCTTAGGTTTTTCTTCGGTTCGTTATTATACATTCGACTTTCTCCTTTTGTGTGTTGTTTCCTTGTAGTTAGCTTTTTCTTTATTAAATTGTGGACAAAGACCTGACTTTCCCACATCGCAATACAAAGCACATCGCATAGACTTACCAGCACGAACCCATCGTTCTTCTTCAGAACATAAAGGCTCAGTCGCACCTGGTTGGTGTTGACCATAGTCTAGCTCTTGGTGAGCTGAAACTTTGTACTGGAGATGTTGCTCTATTTGCTCAAGTGATAATTCTGGAACTTTACGCTCAAAAAACTCAGCACTAGGAAAGTTATTAATTTCCATCGACTTACGCTGTGTCCAATGTCGACAATAAACCAATAATGATAAATCATGAACATTGTATCCATTTTGAGTAAACGCATACTTATAAGCTTGTAGTTGCCAGAAGTATTTATGTTTTGGAAGTACACCGGTTTTTTCAAATCGATTAAATTCTTTAAGAACTGTTTCCATTTGAAATGCACTAGTCGACTTCCAGTCTCTGATGACAATATCTTTATCGGTCATGTTAGGATTAGTAACATTAAGATATTCCACCAGGTCGGCTCTGCCAGATATTGTCCAATCACCTATAGAACCTTTGACTTTAAAAAATGTCTCTACTTCTCTTTTAAATCTTCCTGTCTCTAACAAGAAGGGTAAAAAGAAATTTTCAAAAGCTCGGCCTATCGTAATGGGAATAACCTCTTGTGTGGTTTTAATTACTTCAACATCTCGAAGTAAGTTTTTCTTTTTATAAACCAGAGGTTCATGATCCAGCAGATCTGATAAATTAATATCTGAAACCACAGTTTGTTTTGCTTTGCGATCCAGATATTCTTTATTTTCCTTCTCATCAACTTTCATCATCATAAAGTTAACGAGGTCGGACATCTCTTGACTTGGTACTAATTTAGTTTTCACTATTAGAACCTCCAAAGACAATAGATCTCTCTACTTTGCTGAGAAGGTCTCTGTCATCAAGAATAGCTTTTAGAAGAACATGAATTCTTCTTAAAAGAGTATTGGTATATTTTTGTGAAATAACTAACTCGGTTAGTTTTTTTTCGATACCTGATGTTTCTTCTTTTGACATCAAATCTCCTTTTATGTGTTGTTAAGGAGAGATTAAGAATTATGTTTTATGATGCAAGAATAATTTCCTTAAAAAAACATTTTTTTACTAAAAGAAACACCAGGTAACACTATGTGTCATTTAAGTTTTTTGTAGTTATAGGAGCAAAGGCACTTTCAATAGGCCTAATTAAAATCATATCTTTTTTGGTAATAAAATGCTCTTCATTAGAAGGATAATCTGTACATAAAAATCCATTTTTACTACTAATAATATTAGCAATCCTGGCTATTTTTTTATCTTTTTCCATAAAATGGATAACAGAAAAAACAATTTGGTTAATCTTATTTTCAGCAAAGTTGACATCTTTGTTAATTAATAATTGCCAATCATATACAGGATCATACTTGGATATGACTACATTGTAGCCTCTCCAGATATTAGAGCGATTAACATACGCTGGATCAGATAATCTAGGTTTTTCAATAATTCCTTGGCTATTTGCAACACCACAGACTGGTAAACTAATCATGATATCAAGATTACGTTTCTTTAAAGACAAACAACTAGCTTCATACAAATCTACATTAAACAAATTTAATAATTTATTTAATGACTCAGCAGATATTTCAGCTTCCGTATGTAAGAATTTAGATATAATTGATGGTGAAATTTTTGCCCTTTTTGCTAATTGGTTCCATGAATTTTTAGACTCATGCTGTTTAACTAACAACTGTTTAATCAAACTTTTTTTAAATTGTTTCATTTTAACCTCCTCAGATCAAAAATTTTTTACTCCCAAAAGTTACATTATTTCCTGTAATAAGTAACCATTTCTTTTAAGAAAATTATCCACATTGAAAGTTCATATTTTTTGAGAATAGTTAAGACATGGTGGTATTAGATTTGACCCTTCCTATTTATTCCTCCCTGTACCACCATGGTTTTTGGGGAGTTGAATTGTGTTAGATGTATCAAGTTCCACTGGAAAGATACCTCTTACTAAGTCTCAACTCAAACTATATCAACTACTCCGTAAAAGCTTAGAGCAAGGATACTCCCCAACTTACGAGGAATTGGCTGAACTCTATGGGTGTGTCAAAAGTAACATCTGTATATTATTGCAAAAAATCAGAGCCAAGGGATGGGTCAGTTATGTTAGTGCTTCAAAAGGGGGGATCAAACTTTTATGAGCAACATGGAATTACCTTGGTACAAGGAATATGCTACCAATGAAATAGCCCAGCTAATTGACTTGAATGAGGTCGAGATGGGTGTCTACTACAAGTTAAAGTTAGTTTACTGGAGTTCCAGGGATGTCGGCATCTCTATTGATATGTTAGACAGACTATCTAATGAAGACAACAACCTAGTCTATAAGTATATCATAGAGAGGTTCTTTACCCAGGTTGATGGTGCATACCACCATAAAGGTCTCCTGGAGCAGATTGAAAAGTATAAAGAGAACTCATTAAAGCAAAAGATCAAGCTTACTGAGAAGTCACCTTTAGGTGACCTCAAGGTTACCTCTAGCCACCTTCTCTCTTCTTCTTCTTCTTCTTCTTCATCTAATATTATAAATATTAAAAAGGTGAAGTTAGAGAACTTCGATAAGTTCTGGACTCAAGTTAAACGCAAGGTGAGTAAGGGCCAATGCCAAAAGGCCTACAACAAACTCCCTGAAGAGTGGAGTACAAAACCAGATAAACTAGCAGAGCTATATAATGCTCACTATGACCTGGCTACAGATAAGCAGTACACTAAACACCCGGCAACCTGGCTAAATGCTGAGTCTTACCTGGATGTCATCAATAAAGCAGTAAACGATGAACTTACGGAAGAACAACAAAATGAACGAGATAAGAGCGACTGGGAATTTGCAAAAAGAATAGGTAAATGGCCCATGGCCTATACTTCTGAGAGAATAAGACGATGTGAGGACAAATATGGGAAAATCAATTCCTAAACCTTACAGTATGAGTAGGTTCTATTGGACTTTACCTGAAGCCAGAGTGGAGTCTATCCTCAAAAAATTTCCTCAGGGTTATACAAGACCAGACTTAGCAAACATAGATCGTAACTACTATATGTTTTCTGATCTTATTAATTATCAACTTTCGTTTGTAAAGCTTGGTATGCGATTTGGTATTGATAGCTCTACAGCCCAGGAAATCATCTATCAAATGTATGACATGAGTTCTTCCGATAATGAGAGAACCAGGGATCAAATTTGGTATGAACGAAACAAACTTAGCTACATGAAATCTGTGACGGAGAATTACAAATGAACAGATATGAAATCAAAGAACCAATATGGAAAACAAGAAGTGTTGGTATAGCAGAACATCGACTCAAAAAAGATTTATTGGTTGATATTGTCTATCGCAATAAAGATGGCCAAAGAGTTTATCCTGATACATACATTGTCAGAGAAGGATCGACTCTCAATTACCCATCACAAAACATCAAAGGTAACAAAGTTTATTGGATACCGATTTCAGAATTGGAGGTTTATAGATGAAAAGAGTAACTAAAAAACAGTTAGAGGTAGCAAAAAAAAATTATAAATCAAATTATAAAATAGCTCCAAAAGTTGAAAGCATTGTCAGAGATTTAAACAACGAGCCAATTTTTGTAGAAACAATTTGTAATGCTTTAGATATGTATATCGATATATTAGGTTCAACTCCACCGAGTTCTTGGTATGGAAATACAAAATCTAATCATGAGTCAAGAATTGATATTGCATCATATCTTAATCGAAAAATAAGAGAATTACGTTAGCATTGAAATCAAAAGCTAAGATATCAGACTTTGGTGGCCAGGATATAATTAAAGGTGAGAATGGTAAACTTTATCGATTACCTGATTACCAGGAAATTGAATATGTTGAACAAGCTAAAGATCCAAAAAGATTAGAATTAAAATATAAAGATCTTTTACATTGGTATTTTAAACAAGGAGCTTTGTATCCTAAAGACAAAGAACTGAATGAAACTTTGTATGCTGTTGGATATCGATACCAGGATTTATATCATCGTGCTGGTTATGTTCAAAAAACAACAGCTGTTTTAATGAAAGATCATATTCACGCAGATATTGAAGAAACATTAAATACTACCGGTGATTGTCAGACTGCTATCTTGAAAGCGAACAGAGAACTCAAGAGCTACGTTCCAATCATTATCCAGGTATTAATAGATAATCAACCAGCAAGAAAAAACATTACCAAGTTCAGAGAAGGACTCCAGGTATTGGCCGATCATTGGGGTTATTAATAGCTAAAATACTTCACTGTTCACATGACGTTCATAATTATTTGGGTGTCTATGTGGTATTATCATTACATAGTCGAGAATTGTGACTAAAGGATGGGTATAAGGATTAAAAATGTATATACCTGAAACTCAACTTTATGTCGAAATCATCAGCCAGGCAATGCGTGATGCTCTAGGATTATCCGGTGATCCTCAATATAATCATTTTATAAAATCCCAAGCCCGGGCATGGTTCGATGTTAATGATCCAGATTTCATCTACATATGTCATCTTATGGGCATGGAGCCTAAAAGCGTAATCAAGACCTTACAGAAGTTCAGCAAAGAAAAAAAAAACTTCGTGAGGAATTTCAAAATAGACCGGAAGAATTAAATAGGATGATGTGTTATGAAATCAGACAAATCTCAGAATACAAGTCGTTTCATAATATTTGAAGAGAAAGATGGCACATTCAGTGTTGTCATCCGGGTTAATCCTTTTCTCACTAAAAAACAAGCGAAAGAATTTATAGATATTATTGCATACGAAAATGGCTACGAAACAGAAGAACTCATCGATACAGGAGAAAAAAGAACTCTCCATTAAAAAGGTTAGACCAAGCAAGTATTCGACTACATTAATTAAAGAAGTTTTGGATGACATCCGAGATGGTCAATCGGTACTCAAGGCTCTTCAGGCCCGGAGACTAGCTTATTCCACTTTCTCCACATACTTAGAGAAAGACAAAGACATTAAACAGCAGTATCTCAATGCGAGAGAGTGTGGTGCAGAACATGGAGTCCAGAAGCTAGATGACAAGTTCGATGATTACTTTGACCGACTAGCTAAAGGCGAGAAGGTCTCCTTACAAGAAGTGAAGTTACTAGAGATATATACTAAGCATATACATCATATGGCCGGGAAGGTGTCTCCATTATATGGAACAGACAAAGACAGACAGAGAATGGCTATACAGACTACATCAGGAGAGAAGATAGTATTTGAATGGGGAAGTTAAATGTATGAGAATATAAAACAAATAATAATTAAATTGTGGGAA